GAATATCAAGCTAAGATAGATGAATTAAAATCTAAGGTTGTTGAATTATCTAATCAACCTGCTGATACTCCTGTAGATACTAATAAATTTAGCACAAACAAAAAAGATTCTACTCCTGATCTAAGAAAAATGACTAAGAGAGAAAGAATCTTATACAATTTAACTAATAATAAATAATTTAAAATAAAAAAAAATGTCTAAACCAACGGTAAATAGTAATTATGCAGGTAAGGCGGCTGGATTTTATATTTCGGCAGCACTTAAAGAAGCTACTTCTTTAGATCACTTAACTGTATTACAAAATATTAAATTTAAAACTAACTTGCAGAAACTTGCAGGTGCAGATTTAGTTCGTAATGCTGATTGTAATTTTTCAGATCACGGAACATTAGCTTTGACAGAATCTATTCTTACACCAAAGAACCTACAGATTAATATGCAAACGTGCAAGGATCAACTTCTAGAATCGTGGGAAGCTGAAACAATGAGAGCAGGTGCTATGAATAACAATGCACCAGGTTTTGAGGATTACGTAATCTCTTACTTTACACAACACATATCTGATGCAGTTGAATCTTCAGTATGGAGTGGTGCTGCTGCAACTAATGGGCAGTTTGAAGGGTTTTTAACAGCTACTACAGGTGCTTTTGCAGTAAATGGTAACGTAGTACAAACTAACAATATAGGTGGTGCAGGATCTGCATATACTTCTGGAAACATTATAGAAAACTTACAAACTATTGCTGCTGCAATACCTTCTACAGTTTACGGAAAAGAAGATGTTAGAATTTATATGAATTGGAAAACTTACAGATTATATATTTCTGCTTTAAGTGGTTTAACAGGTTACCCTTACCAAAATATGAATGATAATTATATCCCAATGTTTGAAGGTATCAAATTATCAGTTGTTTATGGTATGCCTGATAACAAATTAGTTGCTGCACAAACTTCTAACTTATTTTTTGGAACAGACCTCCTAAGCGATACAACGCAAGTAAAAATGCTTGATATGTCTCCACTAGATGGTTCAGAGAACTTAAGATTTGTGGCTAAGTTTACTGGCGGAGTTCAGGTAGGAATTGGATCTGAAGTAGTACAGCAAGACTAATAACTAATTATATGGAGAGAGGGTTTTTCCCTCTTTCCTTAACTTTTAAAACAGAAATAAATGGCTTGTAATTTAACTAAAGGGAGAGGGATCCCGTGTAGAAACCTAATTGGAGGTGTAAAGTTTGTTTATTTTGCTCAATTTGATGAAGTTTCATCAATAACTACTGTAGCTTCAGAAGTAACTGATATTGAAATGGGTACTAATGATATATATAGGTATTCAATTAGAAGGGGTAATGCATCTGTAACGGAAACTATCACAGGATCAACTGAAAATGGAACAGTTGTGTATGCACCTTCTTTAAATTTAAAGCTAACAGGATTAAGTAAAGAAGATCAAAATGAATTAAAATTAATTGCACAAAACAGAGTAATAGTATTTGTTCAATTAAATCAAGTGTTATCAGCTAATGATCACAATGTAATATTATGTTTAGGTGCAACTAATGGATTAGATCTAAATACAGGTACTAATCAATCAGGTGCAGCTTTTGCAGATATGAACGGTTACGAGTGGACATTTGAAGGGCAAGAATTTGCACCAATGCAAACTGTAGCAGATTATACAGCTACACCTTTTGACAATAGTGCATTTACTATAGGAAGTGTTATAACTTCTTAGTAGTATATAACATATAAATTTAAAGGAACTACTTCGGTAGTTCTTTTTTTTTCCAAACAAATTACAAGTTTTTCTATTATATAGTATGATACACGGACAATACGGACAACCTTATACTTTTTACACTACAACAGAAGAAAAAAGAATAGACAAAGCAGTACCTAGTTCGCAAATAAGGTTTTTGTTCAAGTTTACTAATGATATGGATAGAAATGTAGTTTATGCTTATGGACAAGATCAATTAGTAAACAACAGATATACAAGAGTTAATATGACACCAAACACAACAGAAAATGTATTTACAGGTAATATTGACTTTATGCCAAATGGCTATTGGGAATATGAGATCTATGAGGTTAGTTGGCAAACTACACCAAACTTAGCTACAGATTATGCACCAATAACAGAAACAGATGTATTAACACCACCTGCAAATGATAAAGGAGTAGTACAGGGTAGGGTAGAAATAGGTAAATTATACATTAAAGAAGCAACAGGACAAGAGGAAGTACAATATGAACAATATGTAAAACCTTCACAAACAAATTATATTTACGTAAGTTAAAACAATAAAAAATGGGAATTAAAAATACACAAGCATTATTAAATGAACAATTAGGTGGTTTAGGAGAAATAGAAGTATTTACAACTACTGCACAAACAGGCAAAGATTACTATGCTATTTACTTTGTGCAAGAAAGTGTAATATCTTCAATCACTATGACTAATACTACAGGTGCAAGTAACTTAGTTACAACAATACCTGCAGGAATGACTTTATTTGGTAACACGACTGCAATAACTCTGACTTCAGGTTTAGCAATCGGATATAAAAACTAAAATATGTTAGCATTAGCAAACAAGCTAACCCTTTCAACTCAACCTATCTATAGGTTTGTAAATAAGTATTCTATTGACTTTGATGGAGTAGATGATAGGATTATTACTGATGGTGCAGATACAGTTGCACAACCTACTACTTATTCTTTTTGGTGTAAGTCAAGTGAAGGAGCAACTAATAGAGGTATATTTGGACACGGTGATAAATCAATAGGTGCTTTTCATTTTAATTATTCTTCTAACAGACCATCATTATATTTAGGAACTGATTTTAGAGTTTTTTGGAATAATACTTCTGCACAAGATGATGGAGAATGGCATCATTGGGTGGTTTATTCAGACCCTAATAATTTAAGTAATTGCAAGTTATATGTAGATGGTGTTTTACAGACAGTAAATCAAACTGAAACATCTGGTACTTTAAGCGCATATACACAATCATTAACTATAGGTTCAGACAGACAAGTAGGTGGTAATAGTTTTGAAGGCAAGATAGATGAGTTTGCAGTTTACGATAGAGAACTCACACAAGCAGAGATTACTCGTATGTATAATACTTACTACTCTCCTAACCGAGTAGCTAATGGTAACTTTGCTCAGATAGGAAACGAAGAAGTAACTAATGGAGATTTTAGTCAGATAGGTAGTGAGGTTATAACAAATGGCGACTTTAGTTTAGGAAGTGGTTGGACTGGTTCATATAGTATAGCTAATTCTCAACTAACAAAAACAGGAAATGGTTTAGCTTATCAAGCAATAAGTGCAGGTTTAGGAACTGATACTTTTAAAGTAGTAGTTGATGTAGCACATTTTGAAAATTCTTTAAAAGTATATGTAGGTGGCACACAAGTTGCTTTAGTTGAAGGTATTAATACTTTGTATATTAAATCAGGTGGATTAAATGGTTTTATAGGATTTAACAATGGTTATAACACAGGCACAAATACAGGTGCTATAATAAATTCAATATCAGTAAAAGAGGTTGGGCAAGATTGGACTTTTGGAGATGGTTGGGGTATGGCAGATGGTTTAGCAGAGTGTGATGGCACACAGAGTACATTTTCATATTTAACACAAACTGGTTTAAGTTTAAGTGATAAACTTTATCAAATAAAATTTAGTGTAACAAGAAGTTCAGGTGCATTAAGACCACAATTTGTAGGTGGCATATCAGGAGTTTCAGCTTCAGATATACAATTAAGTGGAGAATATACAATTTATATGCAACCTGTTGATAATACTACTTTTAGATTTAGAGCAAATAGTTCTTTTGTAGGTTCAATAACAAACATATCAGTCAAAGAAGTAGGGCAGCATTGGACAGTTAGTAATTCAGATGCAGATAACTATGTAGTATTTAATGGTTCTACTGCAAGAGTAAAATTTTTAAACACAAGTCCTGTAACGACATTAGCAGGTTCATTTCTTATGTTAGCAGGAAAAACTTATAAATTAATTGTAGATGTAGCAAGTGTAACAAGTGGTTCTATAAAAGTAGATGGTGCAGGTATTTCAGAACTTTTTGATTCAGCAGGTGTAACAACTAGAACAATAACCCCTACTTCAAATACAGGTTTAATTTTTTATAGAGCAAGTGCAGATGTTGATTTAACTTTAAATAGTGTTATATTACAAGAACTAAAGCACGATGCTACAAACCTTATGCTTAATGCAGGTGCTTATCAGAGTGCAAACCCTTTAATCA